CGTAAAGGTCTCTAACTCTCATATATTATAAATATCAGTAAGGTTGAATTTTGAATATGGGCATAAGAAAACTTATGAGTATTGAATATTTAATAATTAAATTAGCTAATTAAAAGGAGAAACCTAAATGGCATTTCAAGTATCACCAGGTGTTCTCGTACAGGAAAAAGACCTTACTAGAATTATACCAGCCGTTTCAACTTCTATTGGTGCAGTTGCTATACAAGCAACAAAAGGACCATTAGACGAAGTGACTAGTATTTCTAGCGAACAAGAATTAGTTTCAACATTTGGAAAACCGAACTCAACAACATTTGAGGGCTTTTTCACTGCTGCTAACTTTTTAGCATATTCTAATTCTTTAAGAGTTGTCCGTGTACAGAATTCATCTGTATCAAACGCTACTGAATCAGGTTCAGCGTTTGTAATAAAAAATACAAGTGATTACCAAGATAACTATGCTGACGGTTCTGCTTCTGTTGGTTTGTGGGCAGCAAGAACAGCTGGCGCATATGGAAACAATCTAAAGATTGAGACTTGTGCTTCTGCTACTGCTTACGAAGAAAGTAATAAGACAACTGTTAATGACAGCTCAATGGCTGTTGGAGATACAGTAGTTACAGTTACTTCAGGTACCGGCATAACAGCAGGCGACATAGTAAATTTTGGTGACGAATACGAATATAGAGTTATTAGTGTCGCAACTAATGACTTGACAATTGTAAGAAAAGACGAACCACAATATTTTGTAGCTTCAGACTCTTCAGGTTTACATTCAGTACCAACTAATGGTGCTCAAGTAAGAAGAAGATGGAGACATTACGATTTGTTTGACAAAGCACCAGGAACTTCACCATTTGCACAAGCAAACGGTGGTGTGAATGATGAGTTACACATTGCAGTAATTGACGAAGACGGTGGTTTATCAGGAATAAAAGGTGATGTACTAGAGACTTTTGCTGCTTTATCAAAAGCTTCAGACGCAAAAACACCTCAAGGTTCAACAAACTATTATCCTGATGTAATTTACAATGCTTCAAACTACATCTACTGGATGGACCACAACGCTTCAGGTTCAAACTGGGGTAGTGCAATGTCCGGAACAACATTTACAGATGTAACAACTGTAAGTGCAGTATCACTTCAAAGTGGTTCTGACGGAACAACTGCTACAACAGGACAAAAACTAACTGCTTATCAAAAATTTGCAGATAGTGAAACTGTTGATGTTGGTCTAATCATGGCGGCAAACGGTGACGCTACTCATATTGACAACTTAATTACAATTGCAGAAAATAGAAAAGACGCTGTTGTATTCTGTTCTCCAGAGAGAACGGATGTTGTTGGTGTTGCAGACATAAATCAACAGAAGACAAATGTTGTTGGATTTTTTAATTCAATTCGTTCATCTTCTTATGTTATGTTTGATAGTGGTTACAAATACGCTTACGATAGATATAACGACATGTATAGATATGTACCTTTAAACGGTGACATAGCAGGTTTAGCTGCAAGAACAGACCTTATCGCAGACAGTTGGTTTTCACCAGCAGGTCTAAACAGAGGTATTGTTAGAGGCGCAGTTAAATTGGCATTTAATCCACAAAAATCTCATAGAGATGAATTATACAGAGCTAGAATCAATCCTGTGTCAACTTTCCCAGGACAAGGTACTGTATTATTCGGAGATAAAACTGGACTATCTGCTCCTTCAGCATTTGATAGAATCAATGTTAGAAGACTGTTCATCACTTTAGAGAAGGCAATCGCTACTGCTTCTAAATTCCAACTCTTTGAATTCAATGATGAGTTTACAAGAGCTAACTTTAGAAACATTGTAGAACCTTTTTTAAGAGAAGTACAAGGTAGACGAGGTATTACAGACTTTTTAGTAGTCTGTGATGAAACTAATAACACAGGTGAAGTAATTGATAGAAATGAATTCATAGCAGAAATCTTTGTGAAACCTGCTAGAAGCATTAACTTCATTACTTTACAATTCATAGCAACTAGGACCGGCGTTTCGTTTGACGAAGTGGCTGGCGGCTAAGTTTAGAAATAGGAGAAAAATAAAATGGCAAACATTAATGACTTCAAAGCTAAACTTGCAGGCGGTGGCGCAAGAGCCAATCAGTTTAAGGTAACAATGCCTTTTCCTGGTTACGCACAAGTTGGTGGAGAAATAGAAGAGTTAGCATTCTTATGTAAGATTACCCAATTACCGGCAATGACGGTAGGGTTTATTACTGTTCCTTTTAGAGGAAGACAAATTAAGATTGCTGGCGATAGAACATTCGCTGATTGGACAATTACGGTTATCAACGATACAAATTTCAAATTAAGAAACGCATTTGAAAGATGGTCTAATGGTATTAACAACATGACAGACGGTGAAGGATTAACAAATCCTGCTGACTATCAAGTTGACGCATTTGTTGACCAGTTGGATAGAAACGGAGCAACGCTTAAGTCATACACTTTAAGAGGTGCTTACCCGATTGATGTAGCTGCAATTGAATTGGACTACGGTAATAATGACACTATTGAAGAATTCCAGGTGACATTTAATTACCAATACTTTGAAAGTAACACTACTACATAGTATATAAATACCTTGTAGTAACACAAAGGAAGTAATATTATGGCGGAATTATTTGGATTTTCTATCACTCGTCAAAAGAAAACGGCGGATCCAAAACAAAGCTTTACACAGCCTCAAGCGGATGATGGTACACAAACCATCGCCGCTGGGGGTTATTTTGGCCAGTACCTTGACATGGAAGGTACTGCTAAAACCGAGCAAGACTTAATCCGAAGATATAGAGAAATAGCGTTACACCCCGAATGTGACATGGCAATAGAGGATATTGTTAATGAAGCAATCGTGGCTAACGAACTTAAAGACGCTATTAAACTACGATTGGACCAAGTTACATTTGGTAATGAAGTTAAAAGGAAGATAGAAGACGAATTTAAAGAAGTATTAAGGTTGATGAACTTTAATACAAAAGGACACGACATCTTTAGAAGATGGTATGTTGACGGAAGAATGTATTACCATAAAGTGATTGACAGAGAATCACCAAGAAAAGGTATTACAGAGTTAAGATACATTGACCCACGAAAAATTAAGAAAGTTAGAGAAGTAAGAAAGAAGAGACCTGACGGTCCTACTCCTCACGGTTTAACAATTGTTGATGAGTTTGAAGAGTATTACTTGTTTAATGAAAAAGGTGTTGCAGGAACAACATCTGGTGGTATCAAGATAGCACCAGACACAATCGCATTTGTGCCATCTGGTATGGTTGACCAAAACAAAAATATGATTTTGTCATATTTACATAAGGCAATTAAACCAGTTAATCAATTAAGAATGATTGAAGACGCTACTGTAATTTACAGAATCGCAAGAGCGCCTGAAAGAAGAATATTTAAGATTGATGTAGGTAATTTACCGAAAGTTAAAGCTGAAGCATACTTACGAGATGTTATGGCAAGATATAGAAACAAACTTGTTTATGACGCAAGTACAGGTGAAATCAGAGATGATAGAAACTATATGTCTATGTTAGAAGACTTTTGGTTACCAAGTAGAGAAGGTGGTAGAGGTACAGATATAACTACACTACCTGGCGGACAAAATCTTGGAGAGATATCTGATATTGAATACTTTAGAAGTAAACTATATCGTTCATTGAATGTACCAGCAAGTAGATTAGAAGCAAGTCAAGGTTTTAATCTTGGTAGAAGTACCGAGATAACTAGAGATGAACTTAAATTTACAAAGTTTGTACAAAGGTTAAGAAAAAAGTTTACAGAGTTATTTAATGATATATTAAAAACACAACTAATACTAAAAGCTGTTATCACGGAAGAAGATTGGCATTTATTAAGAGACTATGTACAATATGACTTTTTACAAGACGGACACTTTGCAGAATTAAAAGAGTCTGAAATGTTAATGGAAAGATTGAGATTGGCCGATTCTATGAGAGACTATGTTGGTAAATATTTTTCAGTTGAGTATGTAAGAAAGAATGTATTACGACAAACTGATAGAGATATTGCTGATATTGACAAACAGATTAAGAAAGAAATTGATGACGGTATAATCGCAATGCCAGACGCAGGCGAATATACTAGAGAAATCAAATAGGAGAAATTAAATGAGTGAACATATTAAGAAATTTGTTGATGATTTATCAACTGGTAATAATGCTGACGCAGGCGAGGCTTTTAAAGACGCTTTAAGAGCTAAAGTTGCAGACAGTTTAGATAAGGCAAGAGTTGATATTGCAGGTAAAATCTTTAGTGATGTTGAAGCACAACCTCACAGCGACCCAAAACCTGTTGTAACAGACCCCTCACCTGAAACTGAAACAATGATGGACACACAAGGTAATGAAATTGCTTTTGAACCAAATGGTAATGAGCAACCAACACCTGAAAGTGAAGTACCAGCAGAGGCACCAGCTAATGATGAAAGTCAACCAACTACTTAAAAAAAATGTAGTTGATACAACTACTTTTAATGATTTACCACCTAAACACAAAGAGGTGGTAAATGATTTTTTTGGTCAAGTAAATTATGATAATGTTGATGTTGTAAAAGAAGTTGAGACAACTATTGATAAAGTTAGTCTTAAACATAATGTACAAACAAATGTTGTTTATGATTACATAGACAAAGAATTAGGAGTATAAAGATGGCATGGGTAGATGTACCAGGTTCAGGCGCAGTTTGGCAGTATGAAAATTCTGCTACAGCGGCTAACACATATTCAGATTCAGGTGCAGGTGCAAACTCTGTATTTTCTGGTGGTGTAAGAACTTATACAAAACCAGGTGGTGGTACTGTAAAAGTTTATGCTAGAACTAGAAAAAAAGGTACTACAGTTGAAAGAGGCGAATTGAGTAAAACTTATTATGACAATCAGTAGTACACAATTAGTTGACGATAGTTTTAAGGTTATCAATAAGATTTCTGGTGCTCGTAACGAGAATGAAACACTTATTAATTTAGATAACTTAAAAGGTTCTACAAACGAATCTGAAATTTCAATAGCAAATGTTTATTATGAAATAGAAGGCACAGGCAAGGTACAATTGTTATTTGAAAATACGCAAGAAGATGATGAGTTTACAATGATAGGTATAGATAACTACGGTCTAAAACCTAGCGAACAAAAAATAAAAGGAACAGGCGACATTACAATTAAGACAGACGCAAATGTAGATAAGTTTAGTCTTATGTTAGAATGTCATAAAGAAATAGGATTTAGCAATGGCTGATTTAGTAACATCACAAACTATCGCTGATACCTCTGGTGTTAAATTTGTCTCAAAGTTGACAAACTTTTCAGATGGTACTGGTGAGACACA